CCGGTACAGACGAAGTAAGGGGGCAGAGGCTTCTTAGCAAGCTGTTTACACGCTCCATCTATGTCACTCAAAAGCGGCAACCACCCGTACTGGGCGGCTAGCCAATTCTGAGCCAGGGACTTCTTTGCGGAGAAATTGCCGGTTTTGGCGTCTTTGACGCCCAGAGCCTGCATAGCTTTTCCGAACTTACCCTTCTTTATAAGCAGGAATGACTTAGCAAGAGAATGCGCTGTGTCTCCTACAAGATCAATGGTTTTCTGTGCTTCAGCCACCGCTTGCGCGGCGTTGATGGACGAATCCTTAACCTTGCGGATACAACGATCCTTTGCTTGGGCCATAGCCTGCGAAGAGTGAGAAACGGCCCATGTTTGGGCCGTCCAAGAAGAACCGGGGAACAAATTCTGAAATCTATCTTCTCGAACATCCCAGGTCGGGCTTGGTGGGGCATAGAAGTGAAATTGCCTTACAAGCGCGTCTGAGGTAACGATGAGAGAGACACTGTGGTTACGGTACGGCAGTTGATTCTTAGACTGCGCAAGGTTGTAATAGCCGGGGGTCAAACTCCCAGTGTATACACGCCTTACGCCGTCGTAGGTTCGGACTGTCGCAGTATTAGCCCCAGTATTCGTGAGCGTCCAGGCGTTAAGCCTTTTCGTTTGAATTTCAGTAAGTGGTCGTGCCATAGTATAGCTCCTCTGGTGGTAGATAGAAGGCAAGCCTTAGACCTACCTAAAATGCGTCAGATGGGTTACAAGCCCATCACAGTAGTCTGGTGACTCGACGCAAGTCGAACGTTTACCGTGTAACACGGAGACGGGTGCTTCTGAAGCACATTACCTGCCGGCAGATGAATCGCCGGTAACCGCCTGTAAATCTTCGTCGGGAATCTGCTCGATTGAGAAGATCGATGCGACTTGCTCACCAAGCTGTTCATAATAAACAGCCGAGTGGGACGTCGAACGATCCTCCAGTCGAGACAAGAGACTAATATAGTGAGTACGCAAAGTGTCCGGCGTATCGGGATTACTAATAATCACCGAAAGGTGAGTAAAAAGGTCTCCTGCTACGATGTTCATGATGTGCACTCCTTATAAAGACGAAAGTTAACAG